CCGGGTGGCTATTCTCAACGTAATACTGCGGAACTTCGCCTTCGTTGACCTTTGTCTTCTTTGTAAGAAAGTCTACAGTGAAACATTTTTGCAGGAGTGCATCACCTTTGTATTTTTCGTTGGTGAGGATGCTTTGCACTGTGCCGGACTGCCACTTTTGCTTTCCTCCCGGCGAAAGAATGCCGTGGTCTTCCAAGTAGTGTGCTATTGCCGTGAAGGTTTTTCCTTCAAGGAAAAGTCTATATATTAAGCGAACCGTCTCCGCTTGTTCTTCATTAATAACGGGCGGATCACCTTTTTTGGGGGCTTTCTCGTAGCCGAGGAACTGTTTGTATGGCATACTTACTCGACCATCTGCAAAGCGTTTTCTCTGTCCCCATGTTACGTTTTCGGAAATGCTACGGCTTTCTTCCTGGGCGAGCGAAGACATTATAGTTATCAAAAGTTCACCCTTGCTGTCCAAGGTGTGGATGTTTTCTTTTTCAAAGTAAACTTCTATGCCTTGCTCCTTTAGCTGCCTGACAATCGTGAGGGTGTCCACGGTATTTCTTGCAAATCTGCTGACGCTCTTTGTAACAATAAGGTCAATTTTACCCTCAAGAGCATCCTTTATCATTCGATTGAAGCCGTCACGGTTCTTGGTGGATGTTGCTGAAATTCCTTCGTCGGCATACACCTCAACGAACTCCCAATCAGGGTTGCTCTGTATATAATTGGTGTAATAATCAAGCTGGGCCTCGTAACTCGATTGCTGTTCTTCCATTTCCGTTGAAACACGTGCATAACCCGCAACTCGTTTTTTCTTTGTTGAGGCAAATGGTGTAGATGTAAATTTGTGGACGCTTGCCGGGATAATCTTAATTGATTTAGCCATTGTTCTTCCTCCTCTCTAAAGTTTTCTGCCGAGCCTGTTCCTTCATTTCCTCTGTCCAAGAGGCTGATCTTGAACGATCTTGCCAAATGTGCGTAACCACTGTGCCATTCTTAAAATGAAAATGTAGTGCGTTATTGTCATCAGCTATGATTTTTTCTAAAGAACAAATTTCAATCGAGTTTTCCTGGATTATGGCATCCAGGGTTGCTTCGGGGATTTGTTTTGAAGCACAGTGGCTTTTTCCATACGTATTAAAAGTGGCACAAATCCAAACCGCCTGCGTTCTTGTGGTCTTCCTTCTATAATGCTTTCCGCACTTGGCGCAAGTGATAAGTCCCGTGTAAGGGTATATTATTTGAGGATGCGATTTGCATCTGTTTTCCTCGGCTCTCCGTGCCATCTCCCTTTGAACAGCCTCGAAGGTTTCCAAAGGAATGATGGCATCGTGGGATTCCTCAACCAGGTATTGCGGTAACTGTCCTTCATTTACACGGGTTTTCTTTGTGATATGATTCTCACGAAAGGTCTTCTGCAAAAGCAAGTTCCCGGTGTAATTATAATTATGAAGGATTTTGTTGAGGGTGTTAGGATGCCAACGTGAGCCTGTCCGTGTTGGTATGCCATCCTCTTCAAGATTCTTTGCGATTGTAAGGCAACCGCTACCCTCAAGGTATTCTCTGTAAATTCGCCGCACAATTTCGGCTTCATCAGGCACGATTTCAAATTTACCGTCCACCAAACGATATCCGAGCATCTGTGGGCTCCAAGGTTTTCCTTCCTCAAAGTTTTTCTTGATTCGCCATTTTTGGTTTTCGCTACTCGACAGGCTTTCTTCTTGTGCAAAAGAAGCGAGGATAGTAAGCATCAACTCACCATCCCCGCTCATAGAATGAATGTTTTCTCTCTCGAAATACACATCCACGTTGTAATTTTTGAGTTCTCGAACCACCTCAAGAAGTGTAACCGTGTTACGCGCCAGTCTCGATATGGACTTGGTCAGCACCAAATCTACTTCTCCGTTACGGCAGGCAGCAAGCAACTTTTGAAAGTTCTCTCTGTTTTCTTTGGTGCCGGTCATTGCTTCATCAGCGAAAACTCCAACAAACTCCCAATCGGGATTTTTTTGTATCAAATCGTTGTAGTAGCTGACTTGAGCAGATAATGACATCAGCATTGCATCCTTGCCGGATGAAACTCTCGCATAAGCTGCAACTCGTGTTTTCTTCTTTACAAGCGGTTTGCTTGGTGAGATTACATTGATTGATTTTTTCATAAAGCACCTCCTATATTACTCGAAGATACATCTTCGGTGTGGTACATATTACCGTCATTTGTATCATTTATCAAGGGTTTTTGCGGATATAAAGTACCCAATATTGGAGAAAACTTTGAGCGTTGTTTTGTCTCTATTATGGCGAATTCTTCTGCGGTAATGATACCCTTATCGTAGAGGTTTTTGAATATTGACATTATCACTTCAAAGGTCAGTTCATCCTTGAATTGTTTTTCTGTCATTGCTCATCACCGACCTTGCCGTAACGATGCTTTATATAGCATTGATGAGAACAATATTTTCTTTCAACCTTGCCATAGGTTATAAAAAGGTTATTGCAATGCTTACAGATATTTTCTTTTCGACTCTTGCTGTTTACCGGGACTCGATTTTGGTGAAACCATTCTCGACAGCATTTATCAGAACAAAATTTCCTTGGCTTTGTTGATGATTTAGAAACAATGGGCAGTCCGCAGTTCTTACACTTATTTGCATTTGGTAAAACAAGAGAACGCTTTTCTTGTTTTTGACCTGCTAACCCATTACGATTGCAGAAGGTTTTTATTGTATTTTTTGGTATGGATAGCACCTGGGCAATAGCGGCATACCCATAACCTTCTTCGCGCATAGCGATGATTTGAGCTTTTTGTTCTTTGGTCATAATTAGCCCTCCTTCACTATACGCAGAAAAAAGCACCGTTTTGGCGAGTGTTTTTCAAAAATTATCTTAAAAACAAGCAAAAAAATAATGCCCACCGAACCTTGAAAGGAACGATGGGCATAAGTTTAGTTAGGGATTTTCAGTTTCATACCGCTGTAAATGACGTTGGAGGTAAGGTTGTTGAGTTTCTTGATTTCCGGGTAGCGGTTACCCTTGCCGAGATATTTTGCGGAAATATCCCAAAGGGTGTCGCCCTTCACAACAGTATGGATGCGGTAAGTTTCCTTGGGAGCAGAACCGACAAGAGCAAGGTCTTTGATGTTCACCGGGGACATAATGGCATTTTTGCCGTCCTCGCTTTCGTTGATAACAACACGGTCGCCCTTCAAAGAATGGACATACCAATTCTTGTTTTTAACCCAACCGGGGATGGTCTTGCCCGTGTAGTACTTGGTGCCCGTAATCTTCACGAGGTCACCCTTGTCAATGGAAGTGTCGGCGGGTTTCTCCGCAGGTTTTTCGGTCGGCTTTTCGGCGGGCTTGGCTGCGGTGAGCAGAGCCTTTACATCGGCACGGAAGGAATCCATCGACTTTCCATGCTTGGGAAACCAGTTCTTCGGGTCACCGTGGTTTGATGCCACACCTCTCTTGTAGCCCTCGTAGTGACCAATGACAACACCATCCTTCATGGGGTCGAGGTTGTATTCCTTGCAGAGATAAGCAACAAACTCAACTGCCTCCTTGTAAACGGCATTAAAATACGAGGCATCGGTCAAGCCGTCCTCGCAAATTTCAAAGCCAATATGGGTGTTATTCGCAGAGCCTCCTGCGTGCCAGCCACGATGATTCCAAGGCAAACATTGGTACGTGGCAATAGAGCCGTCCTTCAGCTTGCCGATGAAGGCGTGGACACAGACCTCTCTGTCCATCGGCTGATTCCAATGGTTGTTGTATTGGTTCTTGCCGAGCTTACCATCATCGGGGCCGACATAGCGTTTCAGCCACGGGTTATTTGCACCCGTGGAGTGAACCATAACGCCTTTTACAGTAATTTTGCGACCTGCCTTGTAACAGGCGTTCTCGGTCATAATAAGTTTCTGCAGATTCATATCACTTGTCCTCCTTTGTAGTTTTGGTGAGCTGTTTTGCCACCTGGTTGGTGCCGGTCGCAGACAGACCACTTGCTGCACCTACAATAATGGCAACGAGCAGATTTTCCGTACCCATAGTGCCGGGAACGAAGTAGAAAGCCACCACACCGCAGATGCCGCCCAGAACACAGGCAATCAGCGGAATGAAACGCTTGAACTTCTCATCACCGCCCATAGCGGTTTTGGCAATGTCGATAATGGTGTACACGATAGCCACCAAAGCAGGAATAACAGTAAAATCAGTCATAATCATTTCCTCCGTTTCTTATTTGTGAGCTTGTTTGTTGATATGCTTTTCGAGTTGGTTAATGGCATCTGTAACGGGACCGTTGCAGCCTTGTTCCTTCAAACCCATCAAGCAGGCAAGAATGCCGTGGACAAGCACGGTCTGCTCTTCCTTGATGGCTTTGATATCACGGTCTTGCTTTTCCTGTTTCAAAAACCACTTGTGGGCGGCAAATACCGCACCGAGAATGACGCCGAGAGCCGTTATTACTCCGGCAATTGCAGTGATGTCCATAGCCGTTTTCTCCTTTCTTTTATTCAAGCCATGTCGGTTTTTCCG